TTTCATTCGTTTCTATTTTCTCAGCTTATGCCTAACTCATTATGTTAATGTCAAAAATATAAAAATTAAATAACAAAGTTTCTCAAGGCATCATCCAGTTCAGCTTGCTCAATACCAATGTATCTCAGCGTTATGGCTGGAGATGAATGGTTGAACATCTTCTGTAGTGTGCCTACATCCTTTGTTTTGTTATAGTATTTATATCCAAATGTTTTGCGCATTGTGTGAGTCCCCACGTTATCAATGCCCAATTCTTCAGCAGCTTCATGAATGATCTGGTATGCTCGTTCACGAGTGATGGCCTTGTTTCCTCCTTGCCTGCTCTTAAATAAGAAATGATGGAATGGTTTCCCTTCAACATACTTCCTCATTTCTCGTTTCAGTTCTTTTGTCATCCTACGAGAAATCTGCTTGCCAGTTTTTCTCTCTCGTAGCTTGATGTGCCATCCCTGAACATCTTTGACTTTGAGCGTGAGGATATCACCAACACGCAAGCCTGTATTGAGACCAGTGATGAAAAGCATGTAATACATTTCATTCCATTCTCTCAGGTAGTCCTTCATGGCTTGAATGTCATCCGTGTCCTTTATAGGTGAGACCTCTTCCATACGCTTCCCCCTCTCTAAATTAAATTTGATTTTCATAAGGAATTGGGAGTACAGGAATCGAACCTGCAACCAATTGATTAAAAGTCAATCGCTCTACCATTTGAGCTAACTCCCTAACCACTATTAGGAGACCCTCTCATCCATGATGTGATTATCATGAACAAGATTATAGTATTTTATTTTGTGTGAGAATACAATAACTTATATTCTCAATTTAAAGTACACCTTTCATTCTTGCGTAGGTTTCCAAAATCCCTGCACGCTTCCTGTAAATTGTAGCGTTGCTGACAAATTGCTTTTCTGCGATTTCTTCCCAATCAAGATTTGCTTGCCCCCATCTTAGGTAGAAGATGTCAAGCTGTTCTCCTGTCAGTTGCTTCTTGAAAGATTCAACAGTCTCTTTGAACAGCTCAAGATTCTTCAGGGTCACATCAGTAGCGAATTTCATCACTGTGTTTTCTGTGGGCTTGCTGATGCCAGAATTACCACCCCCAACAAGGTCATCACCGTTCTTTGCCATCAATTCTGCTTTGCGTGTCCAGATTGCCCGGTCAATTCCACGAAAATTGAATAATTCTTGATCAAGGTTAAACAATTCTCTGTTGTTTAATTTTTTCATTCAGTAACCTCTCTTTGATAGATTTCTACTATCCCTTTGCCTTTTAACTTCTCACAGTGAGCAAGCGCTTCATGTCTTGTTTCAAATTCAGCTTCAGTATATTCAGCTAAATGCTTAGGATCAATTCAACTTGCATGACCGTGATACTTTCTTACAACATACATCTTCATTTCTTTCTCCTGTTTTTAAAAGCTATCACACTAGCCCAGATTAGACCAGATATCCAGACCAGTGTGAATAGTATGTAGATAAAGTTTTGAAAGTCCATCCCACTACCACAATCTTCCTTTGAAATATCTGATTTAAGAGTTATTTCAAAGTTTCTAAAGCTAATTTCACCAGTTGACAATTTACTTGCACTAACACTTCCAGAATCAATGTTTTTAGCATCTGGAATATATTCTTCAATAATGTTTCCCATTCCAATGAATGTCTTACCGCCATCTGTACTGAATTTCAGTCCTATCGGACGGCTGTTATACATTTTACGGTACTTTCTAATCAGTCGTTTTCTCGCTTTATTTAATGACATGTCTTGTCTCCTTTGTAATTCTATTTCTTTCTGCTCTCAATTTTAAACTAGTGTTAACGCCAAAATATACCAGTGTTATTTCTTCTTCCCACTGACTCTTAGTGTATGGGTATCTGTTTGGTCGTGTCATTCTGTTACCTCAAGCAATTCGGGATTTTCCAGCGAATTCCCGATGATTTCAAAGTGATAATAAGAGAGATATAATGGATGCCACTCGGTTGTTCTGTTTTGCAATTCGTCTACAAACTCATAGATGAAACTCGCATAAGACCCGTGCCATTTAACAATGACTTTTCTGCCGTTATAATCAAGGATATCTTTTTCAAAGATTTCCTTGCCATTCTTGTCTTTGAGTCCTGTTGATTGCATGAGTTCAACATCACTGAAATCTCTCCAATACTCACCGAAGTCATCGTATAACCGAACACCTTTGGTATCTATATAAATCCTATCAACGACTGACATTCTCTTTCGCCAGCTATCCCACGCTTTATATCTTGGAATCATTCCGTTACCTCCTCTTTCTCATTTGATTTCTTTAGAATGGTAATTTGTCATCTGTGATGTCCATTGGGCTTGTGTAGCTTGGTGGCATCTGTTCCGTCATGCTATTTTGATTTGCAGTATTGTCACGCTTTTCCAGAACTTGGAAACTTTCTGCGACAACTTCAGTCACATATACACGCTGTCCTTGCTGGTTCTCGTAATTTCTTGTTTGAATTCGTCCTGTGATTCCAACCAACATCCCTTTTTTTGTCCAATTGCAGAAGCGTTCTGCTTGTTCTCGCCACATCACACAATTGATAAAATCTGCATCATACTCATCATTTGCATTCTTGAAATTGCGATTGCATGCAATATTGAATTGAGCGGTTGCGATGTTGCTAGGTGTATAGTGTAGTTCTGCATCTCTGGTCAGCCGACCAATAAGAGTCACATTGTTAATCATTATTATCCTCCGACATTATTCATTTCAGCAGCTTCCTTGAGCGCTTCTGCTTTCTTGCGTTCCTGCATTTGATATTCTTGATTCAATTTATTCAAGATGACATCTTGTGCAGTGTTGTGTTCTGCCATTCTTTGAATGCTCAATTCATGCTCCTGAATAGTCCATTCCATATCTTTGATCTTATTTTCTTGCTCTACTAATCTAGAATTGAGATTGATAGCAATGACTAGTGAAATAACTGCCAATGAGATCAAGTTGATGATCAGCCAATTGATTTTACTTTTCATCTTCAATTACCCTTTCTATTCTATATTGGCCAGCTTCTCTTCCTTGTTCATTCAAGTGTATATAATACTTGAGAATTGACACATCTTTGCCAGTGATCTTGCTTAGTTCTTTGATTGGAGCAGTACAGATGTATTTTCCTTGATCGAAGAATCTATAATCTGTCAATTCTTCTGGATCTCCCATCAGTGCCTTCTCGTCAATGTTGAAGAATTTGCATAATTCTTGGACATGAGCTGGTTTTATATTTTTGTTTGTGATCCATTGTTGAATTGTATTTTGATTTCTATTCAATTTTTTGGACAGCTCTTTGCGTGTTAATCCTTTACCAAGGATCAACAATTGCAATTGTTGACGAAAGTGATCCATCTGATTTCTCGTGTAATCTCTCATGGTGTCACTCCTGTTCATGGCTGTTCTTCAAATCTTCAATAAGCCATTCAAGATATTTCTTAGCTTTATCTAGATCTTCAAGCCCGTTCTTCTTCTGGAATCTACAAAGATATTTGATAGCATTTCCCCAATAGAAGCCCTGAACTCCTTTCAGGTTTCCTGCAAAGTTCCGGATGACATCAATGGATTCTAGACCATACTCACCACAATAGTGATTTGGCTTATTCACTGAATCATTCATCTCTTCTAAAATCTGTTCAAATGACCGTTCTTTCATTTTAGTCTTTCCTCCTTAATCCAAATTCCGTCAACCAATTTCCCTTTGCGGTTCTTGATTTCTTCATAGGCTTTATTTAAGCATCCCAAAAAATCATAGTTGAGCATTTGAGAAATTCGCATCAACTCATGCACTACGCTTTTGAGTTGGTAGCCTTGACGGTTGAAGTATGATGCTAGTGCTTGATCCATCATCAATACAAAATAATCTTCTGTTTTTGCAGCTTCTGAGAAAATGAATTTTTCTTGTTCAGGGAAGATTTCTTTTGTGTTGATTCCAAGTTGAAGAGTTAGCCCAATCAATACAACAGTGATGTCTCCAATACTGTCTTTGGTCACTTCTTCATCTTTTTCAGCAATGCCTCTAGACAGCTCACCAATTTCTTCATAGAGTTTCAGGAATTGCTTATTGGGTTCTTGAGTGTGTAAATTGCGATCATAGAACCATTTTTGAACTTTTGAAATTAGATCCTTTAGTTTGTTATTTTCCATTCGTTAATACCTCCGACTTTCCATAGTTTCAGGAAATTTAAAAATGTGTTTGCTTGCTCCTTTGAAAATTCGGTCAGCAAGTGCTTGATTGTAAATTGTTTTGATGTCATTACTTGACAAGTTAGTGTTGAAGAATGTTGTTTGCCTGTTATCCAATATTTTGAATAGCACCCTTTGTCTCCACTCGTTCGCTTCTTTGAGATTGGTACTCATGCTACTTTCTTTCCCTAAATCGTCCAAAAAGAGAAAGTCAACTTTGCTGAGTAGGTCCACAGCATAGTTTTCTGTGAATTCTCCTCTGCCATTAAAGCTTTCTTCAATCTTATTGAAGAGAGATGATGTTGAGATGAAAATCACACTTTTTGGACTACCACATTCTTTTGATTTTTCATTCAATTCTTTGGCTAATCCAATAGAGAGATGACTTTTCCCAATTCCGGGAGGACCACTCAGAATCACATTCCCTGTTTCAGATTTTAGATAATCCCTCAGCATCCGTTTCATGAAGTTCAGAGCTTGCTCATTAGTTGAATTGTCTGCTGTATAATTCTCTAATGTTTTATCACTCAACTCTTGAGAATAGATGCTCTCTCTTTCAAATACTTTGTAAGTGTGGGACAAGAGGGCTTTGATTTTCGCTTCCTGCCTCAAGAGAGATTCCATCTTCAGGATTTCTTCTTTTTCACATTCAGAACAGATCTCAATGATCTGTTCTGATCCACTGATCTTCACTTTTACATGCTGGACCTGACAGCCATGTTTTTCACAAGATGTAATTTCTTCATTCATTAGAATCCCAACCTTTCATCTTGTTTCTGAACACTTTGCTGTTTAGGCATTTGCTGATTGCGGTATTTTTCAAACTTACTAGCGTTGAAGAGTGTGTCTGGTGTTAAGTATTTAGACATCTTTGTGTTGTTCTTCCACTCATTTGTCTTTACATCAATCACATATTTGAAATCTTCAATTGTGTAGTTCTCACTCAATCTTCCATTGATTAGTCTTTGAGTTGACTTGCTAGTTGGTTTGAAATGTGAACCAGTTTTCTCATTTAGATATTTGATAATTTCTTCATAGACATCTGATTGGGGCTTCTGCCCCTTATCTATATCTATATCTATATCTATATCTCCGTTGCCTTTTGTTGCAGTGGTGTTGCATTGCAACAGTTTTTGTGTCTCTCGATGCTTACGAGATCTACGGGTGCTTGCTGTTTCACTGCCTACCATCTCAGGAACTTGTTCAAGATTGAACTGGTAATTGTCTGATGTTGTCAACAATTTCTTCTTAGTCAAGAACATCAATGTCAATCTGATTGCTTCAGGATCTTCATCAATGATGAGTGATAATTCTTCAGCTAGATCTTCAGCCAATCCTTCAAAATACAATTTCCCTTGTTCAGCAAGACTTGCAAGCATCATCTTCAAATAGATGATTGTGATCTCTTCTCCACCGGGAAGCTTCCTCATCAACTTCATTTCCTTGGAGTTGAAGAAGTCATCTTTTAGTTGTAACCAGTAATATCTACGGTTCTCAGTTACCATTCATCAGGCCTCCTTGTTTGCAAATTTTGCATATTCTTTGAGAAAGTATAGCTGGACAGTCCCAAGGCTTCCATGCCTGTTCTTCTCAATAATGAGTTCTGTCAAGTTGTCTGGCTCTTCTTGTTCATCTCGCTTGTAGTAAGCTTCTCTGTAAAGAAAAGCTACTATATCAGCATCCTGTTCAATTGATCCAGATTCCCTCAAGTCTGACAGTATAGGTCTCTTATCGTTGCGCTGGTCTACTCCACGAGATAGCTGACTGAGTGCGATGACAGGGACTTTCAATTCTTTGGCGATGATCTTCAATTGTCTTGAAATTTCAGAGACTTCCTGCTGTCTGTTTTCTCTTCCTCTTCCTTCGATCAGTTGAAGATAGTCAATCACAACCAATCCTAAACCGCCATTTTCTTGAGCTAGTCTTTTGGCCTTTGATCTGATTTCTGAAATCTTGATTCCTGCTGTATCATCAATGAAGATCTTCCCTCTTGCCAGTCGTTCCTGTGCTGAAATCATTCTGCGCCATTCGCTCTCAGAGAGATTTCCTGTTCTGACATGATACGATGGAATCAAGCCTTCTGCTGACAGCATACGCTCTACCAAGCTTTCTGCTCCCATCTCAAGTGAGAAGATTGCTACTGCTTTATCTGAATTATTAGCCACGTTCTGAGCAATGTTCAGAGCAAATGCTGTCTTACCCATTGCAGGTCTTGCAGCAATAATGATCAAGTTATCTTCATGAAGGCCTGTTGTGATTTGGTCAAAATCAGTGAAGCCTGTTGAAGTGCCTGTCACATCACCAACCTTCTGAGAGCGTTCATCTAGGATAGACTGTGTTGAATCAATCACATCAATGATGGGTCTAAATCCTTTTTTCTGCTCGTTTGAGATTGTTGATAAAATTTGCTCAGTTTGAGAAAGGATCTCATTCAAGTCTTTCTGACCATCATAAACGCTTGAAATACTCTGGCTCAGGTCTTCAATGACTTTTCTGGCTCTTGATTTTTCAGCAACTACTTTTGAATAATGCTCGATGTGGGCGCTTGTAGGAACTGCATTGATCAGACTTGCCAGAAATGCCATCCCTCCGACTTGTTCAAATTGCCCACTAGAATCAAGGGCGGATTTGACAGATACGGGATCAATTGGATCTCCTTTATCTGATAGCTCCTGCATAATGTTGAAGAGCATCCCATGAGATAGCTTGAAAAAACTATCTTTAGTCAGATATTCGGAAGCAATGTGAATCTTATCTGGATCAAGAAAGATGGAGCCTAACACAGCTTGTTCAGCTAATAGATCATGAGGCAGTATATTCATATTTTCTGCCATTTAACAGCTCCTATCTGCGGTAACCGAAGCGCATTGCTTCCCGTGCTTCTTGGATGCGTTGTTGTTCTTCAATCATTTTCTTGAGTTCACGCTTTGACTCTTTGCATCGTTCACTGATTGCGCTGATGATAATCATTTGAAGTAAGATCACCATGATGAGTAAAGCAATAATAATTTCTAGTAACATTTTTAATTCCTCCAATATTCTTTTCTAAAAATAATTCCTGTGTTATAATTAAGTTGTAGTTCTTTCAAAGCACCTTTTTTCAAAGGGTGCTTTTTATTTTTGTAGTGTTCGACAGAATCGCTGAACATCTTCCAAGTTATATAGATACTTCCCGCCTTTGCCGGACTGTTGAAATTGGAATTTCCCTTGATCGCGCCATTCTTCTAGCTTTGTTCTGCCCCAGCCGGTGGATGCTTGCAACTCTTTGATGGACACCCATGTAATCTGTCTACTTGTTCTGCGTTTGGCTTCTTCCATTGCTTTTATATTTAGAGACACAAGCTCTTCAAAGAGTTGATTGATGTAGTTCTCGTTATGTGTTTGAGTTATTTGATTCAGAATAGGATACTGCATCATTTTCATCACTTCCTTCTATTCCTGTTCAATCAATGGCAAAATATCATGCTTCTTTAACAGTTCATACAAGAACAAGCGCCCTTTTTGGGTCCATACGGTCTGCATTCGAACCCTGCCAGAAATTTCAATCGTCTTGCTGTCCGTATATCCTTTAGCCATGTATTTTCTGTATAGAATCCATTGATTATTCACTTTGTGTTGGATTCCTAGAGAGTTCAAAAGTTGATTGAATTTAATAGCGCTCATTCCATAGTCTGCAGCTATTTGAGTAATGACAACAGCAGATTTGCTTTCAATAATTAAATCTAAGTAACGTGCCTGTTCCTGTGCTTGTTCCAACTCAATTTCTAGACGGCTATTTTTCTCACGTTCGTGCTTTAGATCTGTTGCCAATCTGATAATCGTGTCAGGATTTAGCAAAGCCTGTTCAATCATGCTATCTGTCAAGTAGCCCCCGTGTTTCCGTATTGCTGGCAGGACTTCACTTGTAATCCACTTTTTGAACTCTCTTGCTTGTGGTAATTTGCTTGCTAATATTAATGAATACAAACCTGATTCATTAATGATTATCATATTTCGATTTTGACCTGATGCACTAAATTGATGCATTAGCTTATCATCATCATCAACATGACTTCTTATTGCATTGTCTGCTCTTGAATATCCCAAAATATCCGCAACATCTTTTCCAACAAAATAAGGTTCACTGTTTAAGATTATTGTGCGGACCTGTTTTCCGTTAAAATTAAAAATCTCATTCATTTTATTCCTCCATCAAGTCGCTGATTGATACACCAAGATATTTAGCAACCTTATTCAATGTTTGTGAAAGCGGAATGCTCGAATTCCATTTTCTGATGCTTCCATTGCTAAGATCCAGATCTCTTTCTATTCGATAAATAGAAATATTGTTTTCTTTTGCTATTTTTTTAATTTTGTCATATAGCATCTTTTTCTCCTTTCTTTGG